TACTACAAACCCGCTGGAACCACCGGTACGTTCGGTGAGTCCAATGTCAGCGTGGGAAGCGACGAGATCACCGTTGCCCCTTACCTGAACTTCAAGATCGGCGACCCCGTCAAGTTCAGCGTCGTCAACAGCCAGACCGGCGGCTCCGGCACCGGCACGCTGCCCGCAGGCATCACCGCTGGCACCACCTACTACGTGATTGCCTACGCACCCGCCACCGGAGTGCTTCAGGTCTCTGCCACCGCTGGTGGTTCGACCATCACCATCACTGACGACGGCGACGCAGCTGCTCCTAACGAGTTCCAAGTTGCTTACGCCGAGTTCGCCGTTGTTGGCCAAGTCCGCGACTGGACCTTCGAGATCAGCCGCGCTGAGATCGACGTGACCACCATTGGTCAGACCCCCGGTCAGTACGCTCCTTTCCGCAGCTACATCTCCGGCTTCGGCGATGGCACCGGCACCGCGACGGCCTACATGACCAACGAGGACGCCGCCCTCTCCAACAGGATGATCGAAGACGTGCTCCAGCGTCAGCAGACCGGCGCCGCCTTCAAGCTTTACACCGACCAAGTGTTCAGCGGTGGCACCCTGAGCGACAGCCTGAGCCGCTCGATCGAATTCGATGCAGTGCTGACCTCGGCCAGCCTGAACATCAACCCCGACGACGCCCAGTCCGTTACTGTCAACTTCCGTCCTTCCGGCACCCCGACCTTCGACTTCAGCACTTCTGCCTAAGATCTAGTTTGGGAACGGAGCCCCGGCCTAACCGCCGGGGTTTTTTATTGCTTCTAGTCCGCTACAGTAGAACAAACCACAAACGGTTATGCCTGTTCCAGTTCGCGCCATTGACCGCCTTAAGAAGGCAGCCAACTTGGAGCCCGTAAAGAAAGTTGTCCCGCTGTCTGACGGCAGCGAATTTGAGATGTGGGTCACCCCACTGACTGCCGCCGAACGCGAACGCGCTCAAAAGCAGGCCAAGTCCGACGATGCCAACGCCTTCGCACTCCAACTGCTTATCGCTAAGGCTCTCGACGAAAGCGGCACCAAGCTGTTTGCCGCCGGTGAGATCGATGTCCTCAAGAACGAGGTCAAGGACAAGGATCTCCAAGCCTTGATGCTGGCAGTCATCACTGACGACGGCGAGGCCATCGATCCAAAAAACTAGCCGCCGAACTCCGCAAGGACAACTGGCTCATGCTCCAATTCGGCGTCGCCAAGGAGCTGGGCCTAACCCTTAGCGAAGTTCGGAACAAAATGACCGCCGAGGAACTGATCGGCTGGAGCGCCTACTTCCAGATCCTCAACGAGGACCAGAAAAAGGAAATGGAGAAAGCCAAACGCCGCCGCTAACCCCGGTGGCTTTTTACTGCGTAAACTGAAGTACCGGATTAAGCGTGGCGCCGTGGCCTACAGAGCGGATATTGAGATTGCCGTAAGAGGCGCACGCCAGCTTAAGGATTTACAGAATCAGTTACTGACGACGGCGGACACAGTTAGTGCGCTCGACGGAAATCTAAGAGCTGTAGCTAATCAACTACCCCGAAGCATTTCAAACCTCAAAAGTCTTGCTTCTCAAGCAGCTGAAAGTTTTGATAAAGTAGCACTCAATACTAGTGAAGCTATTGATGCCGCAAAACACTACATTAAAACCACAGACGAACTAAACAAAGGCTTACAGGAACGGCTTAACTTAGTAAGAAGCATTCGAGCAACGGAGACAGCTGCTCAGCGTCGAGTAACGCCGGGTGATGCGGGATATGGACAGCAAACCCCGGCGCTACCGCCTTCTATGGTGCGCCTAGTAGAAATTAAGCAGAATTGGAATAAATTTTTTCGAGATGCCGCTGAAACTGCTAGAGATATCCAACAAGAAACAGCTGCGGATCGACTAAACGCCAAAAAGTCTTGGGCAAAGTTTTTTGATAGTGCCGCCACGCTGGCAGAAGATCTGACAGCGCAGATTCGTGCCACAGAAGCTGCTGCGAGTGCTGCCGCTAGGAAAAGATTAGCTGCCACCACAAACAAAGTAGTTGACCCTAGAGGAAAACAAGCAGCCGAATTCCCATTTGGTCCCAATCCGCTCAGTACACGTCGTTTCGGTGAACGCCCTGGTGCCGTCAGCAATGAAGCTATTGATGCCGCGATGCTGCGCGTCCAAATGGACGCTGATATTAAGCATATTCAAGGTATGCGACAAAGACGGCAAGAGTTCTACGCGTGGGAGGCAAAACAACCTAGAACCATATACACAGCTTATGATCGCAATTTCTTTGCGCCAGCCATTAGTAGGTTTAACGACTTGGCACGTGCAGCAGAAACAACCGGCGCACAGATAACTAAAAGTATTGGTAAACGTCTAGGCGGCGCCACCATTGGCGGTGCTTTCCCATTGCTTTTTGGTCAAGGTCCTGAAGCAGCAATTGGCGGTGCATTAGGTGGACTACTTATTCCAGGTGGCGGAGGTTTTGCGGGTTCCTTGCTGGGCACTCTTATCGGTGATTTAAAGTCAGCCGAAGTTGAAGTTACTAAGTTAGCCAGCTCGTTTGGTTACAACGAAGTGCAGGCTAGAACGCTTGCTAAGTCATTTGAGCTGGCCGGAAAAGATGCGGACAGCCTTAAAACGGCGTTTGTGAACATACAGGGTTTAGGTATTACCTCAGAGGAACAGACATCTTTACTTCGCATTGCTAACGAATTATCCACGGAATATGGCGGTAAAGTTGACAGAATTACTCAATCTTTAGCAGACACCTTAGAGCAAGGAAAAGTAACTATTAGTTCTATAACTAATTTAACATCACAGGGTATCCCTGTCCAAGAAAAACTAGCCGATAAACTAGGTGTTACTAGAGAAGAACTATTTAAACTGGCACGTGACGGCAAAGTGCCTGTTCAAGAGCTACTAGACGTTATGGTGGAATTAGGTATTGAGGCCGAAAATACCTCAGATAAAGGTAAAACAGGTTTTGATCGTTTTAGTCAGGCAGCAAAGGATTTAGGTATTGCTGTTGCAAACTTAGCTGAAACAATTGTTACAGTTTTAGCACCTGCTATTGAAACGATACTGAATCTGGCTACGCGCGCACTTACCGCCGTAAATGGGTTGCTCACCTCGAACGTAACGCGTCAAATGGGGCAGGCAGGCCTGGCGCTTACATTCGGACTAGAAAGCCAAGGAATAGACAACATAGCCTCAGCTTTAAACGATTTAAACAAAATTACACCCACAACAGTGGATCAAACAACAAGCCTTCTTGGAAATTTGGACGATATGAGTCGTAACTTGCAACGCGTTAGAGCAGATGGAGCCAACTGGATTAGAGCTACTGCATTGCAGGGCGAGGTAATGAAAGCACAAAACAGAATACTAGAAGAACGCAAGAAACTAGGAGGCCCTACACCAGAACAACCCATAGGTCGGATACAGGCACCTGTTCAACTACCTGCCAAAGAAGGACGCCCAGCAAAAGACGATACACTTAAAAACTTAGAGGCTGCTTTAGCGCTTACAACTGAGCTTCAACGGCAAGAAGAGCTGTTACTAGCGGCGTCTGACTACGAGCGCACAAGACTGCAACTTAAATATGACCACCAAGATACCTTGGGTCGAATTAACGATCTTGAGGACCAGTCACAGAGGGAACTGCAAAGAAGTTTGGCGGATCGCATATACGCCCTTGACCTTGCGAAAGCAGAAGTGGCAGAGGAGGCAAAAAAGGTTGAATTTGCCAAACAATTTAACAAAGAACTAACGAGTGGTATTGACAAACGTTTACAGAGTCTTGACTACTACAACGTCGAAATTGCCAAGCTCTCAGAGCTGACTGAGGTCGGTGATCTTGTCAAATACTCAGCGGAAAGTATTGGTGACGCCTTCCGCAACACCTTTAATGACATTGCAACAGGGACTGAAAGCGCTATACAAGCAATTGCCAACTTCTTCGAGCAGATCGGCAAAGCACTAATCGACTACGCAGCTATTGCTATAGCCAACTACATTGCAATCGGCATAGCGCGCATATTTGCAGGTCTTGGCTCCACAAGCGTTGGTGGTGATTACTTCAGCGGTGCCGACACCTCTGCGTTTAGCGGCGGATTTGGCGTAGATAGCAGCGGTTTAACGGGTCCGAGTTCGCCTTTGGGCACTACTTTGGACTATTCGGGAGTCAAACTTGCCGACGGTGACTACATCACTAGCCCAACTAGTGCAGTTGTTGGCGAAGGCGGAAGTAACGAGTATGTCATCCCTGCCAACAAGATGGACAGCGCCATGTCCCGCTGGAACGCAGGTGCTCGCGGCGATTCCGTTGTCACTGGCGCAGATCCGACCGGCGGCATGGGCGGCACTGCAGTTGCGGAAGCTCCATCCCAGATCAACATCAGCGGCGGGGTCTTCCAGTACAACGACACCAGCTACATCCGCCAGGATCAAATCCCGAGCATCGTCAGTCAGGCGAGCAAGCAGGGCGAAGCCCGCGCTCTCCGTAGACTCCAGATGTCGCCCTCAACTCGCCGCAAGGTAGGTATCTGATGGACCAAGCGATCGGAACATTTCTGACGCTGTTCACGTCGGATGTCGCTGTTGCCTACAACTTTCAAAATTTCTACATCGGGGAGTCAAAGACCTGGGAAGGCGACTCCTACAGCTTCCTGCCTTTCGGATTCAGTGGTGCCACGGTCAGCCGAGAGGGCGACAACGTGTCAGCGCAAACCGCGTTCCCAAACAATGAACTAAGCCGCACCTGGGCAACAACCGCCGTCTCAGAGGCTTGGTTCCTCCGCGCTCACACTCTTAAGGTTGATGCCACTGGCGAGCCCCTGCAGCTGATTAGCAGCTACACCGGCCAGATCACAAGTGCCAGCTGGGATGAGACCGCTTTGATCCTC